GTTACAATTGTAGCCGTATTTTGTACAAGAACTGCACCTGGATTACCGTTATCTGCTGTCTCGGAAATAGTAAATCCGGTATCTTCTAATACACTGGTAGTAGAATTTGGTAATTGTATCAATGATCTAACATAGTAAGTTACACCATTTGTTAATGTAGTTCCAATTGTTGATCCAACAAACTTGATAGGCATACCAATGTAGAAACCAATTGTAGAACCAATTTCGCCAGCAACATCGGCGCCGCCTGTACTTGGATTAATACGAATAGCATTTGGATAAGAGGTTGATGGTCCATAAGTTTGAACAGTGTCTCTTGTTCTTGAAGACCAAGTCAATGTTTGTTGATTCGTTGTATTCAACACCTCAAAACTTACGCCATGGGAACTAGCTAGAATCTGACTTATCGGTGGTATTGTACTTTCCAATGTAATTGATGAAGATGAAACTTGTGCGCTATTATCAATTGTTCCAGCATAAAATGAACCATAGAACCCTGAAGGTACCCAGTCTATTACTTGAGAAGTATAGCTTGTTCTATCAAACCGCAATGCAATATTATTTTCTCTTGTTGGAGTTGAACTAGTCACACAACTTGCAAATGCACTTACACTAAACTGCTGTGATCCGGTACCCTGTGATGATAAAATAATGCGGTCATGATTGTTTATTGCGGCAAAGTATGATGCATAAAGTGCAAACACGGGAGATGGGGTAATCTCTAGTAGATTTACATAATAGTGTTGACCCGGAATTAACCCCAAGATTGGTGTACCATTTGTTGCTACTGTATAAATTACTAAATCACCTGTTTGTAATGTGGGTTCAGTTATACCAATCGTATTTGTTACAGTATTTACCTGTGTGCTATCTACTGACACAGTGAATGCAGGATCAATAATAATCTTAGGCAAAACAGCATAGCCTTCGCCTGGATTAATTACATTTACTCCAATTAAAATTCCCAAACTCATTACTGGTTCAAATTGTGCAATAACTCTTGGTGCAGGATATATAGAAGTATCAATATATGCAGTAACTCTAGGAGGGTTTACATATCCTCTGCCTTCATCAAGTACTATCACAGCAGGTAAATTTATAAAGATATCTTCACCGGGTATATGTACTGTTGGAGTAGTACCGTTTATACCGCGTGAAATTCCAGACAACTCACTAGTTGCTAGATTTTTACTAGCATAACTCATAACTTCTTCGCCAAGAATTATGTTACCTGATACGGGGAAACCATTTACATTGTCAACATAACATGAAGTTGAATTCAATGACATATAAGATGCTAACACAGATATTTGATATCCATCTTGACCAGATATACTTAAACCATAGTTACTAAACCATTGACTATACGGAGCAGTTTGCCATATTGGGTCTGACGGTAGATATTGATTATCCCCGCTTGGATTAGCATACACTAATTCAGGAGTAACAAATTGTTCTATCGTTGAATTGTACTGAGCCGGCAAGTCAAAGTCGGTTATATCTCCTTCAAATATGTCAGTGCGAGTATACCTAAAGATAAATTCTTTGATTACTACATGATATGGCTTGACTTCATTCAAGTATCCTTCTAAGAATAATTGATTATCAGAACGGAACACTTCTAAAGGAAGCAATTCACGAATAGTGTGAGATACATCTATGAATGATGTTTTGTTTAACCATGTTAGATAGTTTTGACTTTCAATAGTTTCACTTTGAATATATTCAAACAGTAATATCAAACTCTTGTTTCTAAAGACTAACAATTCGTTAGTGTAAATTTCTTCATTTAATGAACGGATTATATAGCGTGTTTCTTCTGATGGATATTCATCATATGGGGTAGTATCAAAGAAGTTGTCCCCAAATCCCAACTGAGCTTCAGCATAGTCCCATAGTTTACTACTAAATTCAATAGTACCGTTAGCCAAACCAATTCTAGTCCATATACCGGCGCCAGAATAAATGTAAGTCTCTGCATTACCTGCACCATTTGATGCGACCGTTACAATAGTACCATTAGGCACATTTAGTGTAGATAAATCCGCATATACGGGAACTTGTATTGATGATTTAGTATTATCGTTATAACCAATTGACCACCAATTGATATTATTCCAATAATCTCTAGTGTCAAAGAATTCACCTGTTCTATGTAAGAATCTAGGATTTCTTAACTCATTGATCGGGAACTGTGCCAATACAGTATTAGCGTACTGTAAGTAATTTGCTAGGGCGCCAAATCTATTATAGAAGAAACCTTGTCTTGGTCTAGCTAATATACCGGTTTGTACCGCTTTTGGTAGTAATGGATCAGGCACAACTCCGCCGATGTTGTCAACACCGCACATACTGTCTAGCATTCTATTGTATAAACCAATGGGTTCTGTTATACCCACTGCTGCCCGATTTTGATATGCTGCACCTGAGCCAGGAATCCCACTTAAGAAATCGTCAGGATAACCATCACGAATCAAACTATATTGATTATGCGCCACATCATCATTGGTGGTTTCTGAATAACCAATGTGCAATACCGTATCTTTTGCGTTAATATACTCAGCACAGTTATATAATCCAAATACACTAGGCAACAATGAGGTAAAGTAACTAATACCAGATTGCTGTGGTTGTGAAATATAAGATTCAAGTGTACTATCTGCTAAAGTTTTACCCGCTGAAGAAAATACAATATTTGTATTTCTTACCCAGTAATAATAAATTGGTGTTATCAACCCTTCTGCATTAATTACTCCGCGAATAGAATAACTATTAACATCATATGGTGTACCAGTACCTGCATACTGTGAAGGTATTGATTGACTTGCGATCCAAGAATAAACGGTTACGTTACTTCCGGGAAATACTCTACCCCAATATTGGCTATTATATTCTACATCATTTTGATGATAGTTTATAAAGCGAGTATTTGACGTATTAAACCAAAGACTACCTATTTTATCTGCTGCCCAAACTTTTCCACCTTGCGTAGACCCTGCTGAATTGTATGCGGCTGGGTCATTGTTTGACACCACATCAATATTTTCTGATACTGCTCCTAATAGTTTTCCCTGTAGAGGATCAATGTAATCTAAGTTTGCCAAGGTTTGATTAGTGGTTGCACTAAACAATTGAATATTGAATATTCCGTTAACATCAACAATTGGTGAAGAATTTCTATATACTGCCCAATCCGGAGTGCTTGCTGTACTTACATAAGTAACAATTTGACCAAAGACACCATTAGTATTTACAGTTGGAACAAAGTTTGGTGTACCAATAGTAACTCTACTGTTATTAAAATCTAGCGCAGAGCCATAATATGGTTGTGCGCCGTAATCCAAATCTTGAGCATTTGTGCTTTGAGCATATACAAATTGACCAGGATTATTTATATTTTCATTATACATTGCCAAATAGTCAAACATGTACACTGCACCTGCATTAGTGAAGGTGTCGACCCACTGAGTGGCGTTGTTATCAAATACAGTATCATTATCTATTTCATCGTCAAAGAAGTCAAAGGTTGTACTAGAATATCTGGTTCCAACTGGAGCACTTGCTATAAATGAACCTGAATTAGACTTATCAAACTTGACTACTGTGCCAAACTGAGTACGGCCTTGTACATGCGGGCAATATACCTTTTGTGTTTGTTTGTACAATTCAACTCCCATTTCACTCAATGTAGCTGAATCTAACACTGTTAATGTTAATTTATTGCCTGCAATACCCAAATCAACATTGATTAGTGATATTACTAAGTTACCGTTTACTGCACTTGCTTGAATGTTAGTAAGGCTTAACAAGTTAATACTTGTTGCTACCGTTGCCGCATTGCCAATTGGTAACACGACTTTGTACCCATTCAATAGAATAGTTCTAGGAGTAGTTATATTACATGCGGTAGTGCCAATGATAGTACCATATCTTTCGCCACCATTGGTGTATCTATGAACAGCACCTTCGTAGTTCTCTGCACTTAATTCAAACGGAGCTCCAACTAATATTTCATTTGCAAATGTATTAGTATCAGTGCTTAAACCAAATTGTACGCCAACTCTTGGTGTTTCTTCATTAGTTAGTGTTTGTGCTAATGCAAAGTTAGAACCACTCACGTTTATTATGTCACCTGCATTTAATGTAGGCGTTGCTCCACTATAGATATTTAATATAGAACCAATCACAGCGTAATAGTTATCTGCAAGTGAAGTTCCATTAACTTGAACAAACAAAGGTGTTGACTGAACTGTTACTGTCATAGTACCAGTATCATCAGATAATTGTATCACACTGCCATTGCGAGTAGATGAGATAGTGAATGTAGTTGATGTTGGTTTAGCTAAAACATAATATACTGTATTCAGAGCAATTGCGCCAGCAGATATGATAGTGCCTGAAAATACTACAGGATCACCAACTGTAAATCCAGTACTATCACTAACAGTAATTCTATTATTAGATGCGGTTGTTGCGGTTGCGGTTTGTGTTACTGTAATTGGTGTCCAAGCTAATGACAATGTTATTGGAACATATGCTTGACTATTTGACTGTGATTCAAAATTCTGAACAGTTCTAGAGAACACATAAGTATATCCATAATTCTGAGTGTCAACATCGTAATCTTGTTGAGGAGTACCAATAATCACAGTATCACCAAAGTAATCAGTTGATATACTGTAACCAAAATTGTCGCCTGCGCTTGTTAAACTCAATGCGTCACCGTCAATAACATGTGCAAATTCATAGGTAGAGTTTGTAGCAGTTCCCGTGCCAGTGCCGGCACCAGTTGCTAAGAATATTGTTCCTACAATATTACTAGATGAGCCAATTAATGTAAAATCAGTAGTACCTTCACTAGTAATAGTGTAGGTATTACCTGAAACAAAGTTACCACTAGTAACACTGTATGCTGCTCTACGATAAGCATAAACACTATTGTTATCAATGTCAGAAATATAAAGCCAGTTTTGATCACCTGATAATGCTGTTGAAGTTCCCCATGTTGTGACTCCACCGGGAGCTGCAATAGTTTGATATAATGATAAAGTGTTTAGTGCAATAGTATTAATATATTGATATACATATACTTTAGGTGTACCTGTAGGTTGAGAAATAACAAACAAGTTATTAACATACGATATGTTTGCACCAAATGATGTAGTTTGTGTTATTGTTTGGAATGGTATGTAAGAATCGCTGATTGCGTCATATGTATAACGATATACTTCTCCAGTAACACTGTCACCGATTAGGTAACCAAAACTAGAAGTATACGCAACTGCGCTACCAAACGTTCCGCTTGCTGGATTTACAATTTCTTTATCGTATTGGTAATTTAAACTTTTGCGATATACAGCCCAGCTACCATCATTGTTGGTATCAACCCACACTTTTAATTTATTAAACTCGTTGTCTAACAAAGGTAACGTACCTATTTCCGGTGCAGTTGCCACACGTTGACTTTGTAATCTAAAGCCAACACCCTGACCGTTAATAGTTTTTATTTGCGGATTCAATGAAAGATTTATAATGACATTGAACGGATCGACTACAGCAGCAACAATATAATAATTATCAATTGCCACATTAAAATTAACGATTGCAAAAGATTCATATTTTGTCAAATTATGAGATTGGCTGAACGTTATAGTTACAGTATTGTTTAAATTGTTCTTAGCATTGATAACTGATCCCAAACTAGCCGGAGTATAAACTTGCCATGTTGAAAGATAGTTTGCTAACCAAACATAATCACGCACATAGAATTGACTAATAGGAATTGTAGTTCCAGCAGCATTTTGCGCTGTTGGTAGTCCAGAATAAAAATAACTAGCCATTTTAACATCATTTAAATTAACATACCCAGCAGTGGGATACAATGATGATGGTTGTAGGTTTGAAATAGTAGGTAATATATTAACAGTTGTTATCGGTCTTCCATAGTTAAACACACTGTATAGTGGTACTTCTTGTTGCACACCGTCGATAGATATCCCAGATGTTAATCCAACAATAGAAGGATTACCAACTAATTTTGGTTGATCAAGTCTAAACTCAATGAAGTTGTTATTGAGTATTCCGCCAAATTCACCTGACTTAATAGCCCAATTTTGATATATGGTATAATCAATACCACCTTGAGGTAAATTTGTACCTTTAAATGCGCTAGCTGCATTCAATGTACCTTTATTTTTAATTAGGTTTTTGTAAACATTAACTTGAGTAACGTCAGTCAAATCAACTAATGCGAGATAATCTCTCGGACGATATCCAATTAAAGAGAATGATAATAAATCAGCATCATTTTCTAAATTAACTTTATCCACATCATAATACAATGTGCTTTCATATGAACGTGTTTGGCTATTTGGTAATAATCCCGTTTGAATTTGATCATAAGATGTTTCTTTCCAATCAAGTTCCTTGAACAATATGCTTGGTTGTATTATTCTAAGAGCAGACCAATATTTATTTTTATATTGTACAATAGAACCGGCAGTATACTTAATAGTATTGTCCCACTCTTTTACATTATCTTGATTTAAAATAAATCCAGCAGCATCTATATTACCAGTCCAATCAGCAGTTAATGATCCATTAACAGATATACGATATTGTCTTAGCCCCGTAACCAAGTTATAAATTATATCATTAAACAATGTAACATTGTCAAAAACTATGCCATTTTCAATGTTACTGATATTAAATTGACCATAGCTAATAGCATCACCCACGTTTAATGTTTTGGCTGCGAATGCAGTACCGTCACGGGTAATATTTAAATTACTTGTTGAGATTGGATATAATTCTTGATTCAACAAAAAGTTTTTTTGACTTAATGTTAATGGCTGAACAATTCTGCTTTCTTTGTTAATAGTTATTAAGTTAGCTGATGGATTGATAGTTGTAATAGAACCAAGGTCCCATCCAGTTTGTGCCCAATACAAAAATTCAGAAATCATTTGTTGCCATTGAATTGGAATACCATTTTCAATTTCGTCGTATACTACACCTTGACTTATTAGATATTCACCATAGTTAATTAAAAACTGTGCTACTTGTTGTGTATTGTAAAATTCAGTTCCATATGGAATTACTTGTGTCTCACTAGTAAAACTATCAGTAACTTTTACTGTTAAGTTTTCAACCGTAATTGTTTGGATATTTCCGCCAAATTTTGGAGTAAGTGTTTTGAAATATGCATTGGTTTGTGAGTTACCAAAAACTTTATAACCATTTTCAGTTATTTGTATTACGACACCACTATAGATGATTCTATCAAATGGTTGATTTTCGTACAATAATAAGCCATAGCTTTCGTCAGGTATTAATAATGAACTATTATTACTATTTGCTGAACTCTTTTCAACGTAGAATTTCAACAGATTTTTGTCGCTAAAGCCTGCTGCACGATATACTAACCGAACATCTAAGTTATCCAACAATGTAGTTATGTTAGTTGTTGCATCTATTCCAACTTGTTTTTCATAGTCAACTATCCAGTTGATATAGCTAGTCGCAGGCGTTCCTGCCCCATATATTGGAACATCACTTATTACTAAATGACTTCTATCATTGACTAGATATTGATTAAATTCTACATTGTATTTGTAATTGTCAACATCAACACCCAAATTAAAGAAATCAGCTGGTTTAGTTAATGCAAGAATGTGCATCAAGTCAAAGGGCCAAGTGCTGCTTCTACGATAGCTAAACTCTGCAGGACCAACATCGCCTACTATCCAATCACGCTGGAATAGATATTGATCGTAATTACCAACCAGTGAATCAAACGGTGATAATAAATCACCATTACTATCTACTGGTATTATTTTTGATAAACCAGGGCGAGCATAGCTAGGTTTAATAAACGGGGTGCCGTCATTCCAAACGGTACCAGTTTCTAAGTCTCCCCACAACACCAAATTGTCACTTGTATATGGTGCAGGACCATACCGACTAGTCCACCAAGTAGGTTGATTTGCTAAACCTAACATCTGCCAAGGAGTTTCGTTTGGTGTACTTGTATCATAAAAGAACAAATAAGCACCCCTGAAATATCCCTGTTCAATTGGTTGATTGTTTATTTGGTTGCCGCTGTCTCTATAGTTGTAAGTAAACTTATTATTCGTATTATAGAATTGTGTTTTATAATTAATTCTGTTTTGACCAACCCAATTTAAAAACAACTCACTGTAAATTTGTAAAAATTCATCAGTTGAATAATCAGTGGTTCTAAAGAAGCCAGGGATAATTACACCTTGATATGAACCTGCAGGAACCGTTTCACTTAGTTTTAAATTGTTGTATACACGAGTTTCATATTCAAGTAATACTTGATCTCTGAAATCAACTAATGTATCTGTGGTTGGATCATAGCTACCATACAGCTTATTAAATGACCCATCATGTCCCACTATGAAATATGTTGCAGGACTATAAGCTGTATCTAGTGTTACACTAGGAATAGTTGCAGGATATAATCCTAATTTAGTAGGTGTATTTGGAACATAACTTCCATATGTTTGATTGTATTCTTTAACAGTAATTTGATCATTTGCTTCTAATGCTTGTATAACTGTTAATGACGGACTATCAATACTAACTGTATAGTCAATACCCTTAATTAATTGTGTTTGCACATTATTGCGAGTCAAATATACTAATATACCATCATAATTCGCAGTAGCAAAAGTATAGATATGACTTAATGGATAAACACTTATATCTAACGAATTTGCAAAACTATATGTGTTTGAGATGTACGGAGCCTTAGAAGGCAACATATCACTCCAGAAAAACGATTGAGATTCCACATTTGCTGCATTAATCTGATCTAATGCAGCATCTAACATTTGCGATGGGGTCAGTATTCTAGAATAATCTGAATTATTAACTGTATCCACCAATAATGTCTTAAAGGTAATATATTGTCTGCTATTATACAACAATGAGTTGAATAAATTATGATCTTGGTTTCTTAAGAAAGTGCCAGGCAATACTAGTGAGGCACTATTCTGTATGATTCTATTACCCCATGGAACCAAGTTACCTAAATCACGATAGTTGTTTGAGCCAAAAACAATACCTGTTGTATTAGGATTGTTAAAGAAAATACTTTGATACTGTCCACGAATGTCCCCTATGTTTGCAGTCGTAATAGGTGCATTTAATGGATTGTTATTTAAATTAATAGGTGTTTGAAAGTATGCAGTTTTGCTTACTTGGTCACTTAAAATCAAAATTTGTACTACTGTATTTGTCGTAGGAATTACTGGAATAGTAATAGTCGTTGAGATGGTAGACAAAGGATCAAGAATCTGCCAGTCGGTGTCTGGTACATAGATATTGTTAATATAAACTTGAATTAGTGGCCACAATGTGGGTGTAGTAACAATAGGTGCTATATCACAAGTGAAAGTGTTGGTTGTATTTGTTACTGCATCATAATCAAATTCAAAAATTTGATATTGCACACTAGGTGATACCGCAGTTTGCCATCCTAACTGTCTAACAATTATTGGATCATTATCGGATGTTATTGCGTAGTTATAAACGTACCCTGTGTTTACGTTCTCTGTTATTGCATTTAATCCTCGAACATATGTGAAGGTATCAGAATTCAATGTAACATCAAAACTTATATCACCCACATTACTAACAGAACTATATCTTAACGGGAAACCTAGTACTGCATCATTTGATCCTGATCCAATTCCATATGAAAACAATGTACAACCAGAAAATGATGTACCTACATAAATCTCAGGGTCTCCTAAACTTATATCGTTGCTATCATAGATATCAAATTTAGGCGGTTGATTTATTTGAGTTTTTTGTTGACCGTTAATCCAATCAACACCGTCAAAGAAAAAATCTTTACCCTGATAATTATATCCTCGGTAAACTGCTGTTTGCTCGTTTGGTAAAACCAACCCATCACTAGCTTCAGTAAGTGTAATTACTGGAATACTACCCGGCTGTATTGTAGAAAACCGTGAAATGTATATTTTATTTCTAACGTTATCGTCAGTGTCGGCTGCAAATACTACTCTTGAGCCGTCAAATAATGAATAGTTATCTAATGGGGTATCAGCAGTTACTACTGATGCAATTGAGGTACCAGCAATAATTGATTGGTTATACCAAGATACAGTAATAACAGTGTTGGAACCCACTGTACTAACATTATTTATAAAAGTAATTGACGGTAATAAACCAGTAGAATCAGTTATATACTGTCCTATAGTAAACAACCCAAATACATCAGTGCTTGGTGCTGTAACAGTAGTGCTATATGGGTAAACTGATGCTGACATTGAGCCTGAGCTAGAAGTTACTGTTACTGGAGTTCCTTGATTAGTAGCTGATATTATAATGTTAGTAGAATTTACGATTTCAAGCACATAGTATAAGTTAGAATTATTTGTGGGACTTGTGCTGATTCCACCAAACGCAGTGCCGGTGAAAGTTATTGTGTCATTGACATGCAATCCAGTTGTGTTATCTAATACTACTTGATTTATTAATGAGATAGTTGCAGTTGCAGTCTTTATTATTGCGCCGGTTACCGGCGCAATAGTTGCGCTAGCAGTTGTATAACCAGCTGTATCTGGGTAATAATTAGGTTGACCAGCCACATAAGTAAATGCATCGGTTGTTTTAGTATCAATGAAGTCAATAGGGTTTTTACCCACAGCACCACTATTGAACAATTTAAGATTAGGATAGAATTCAATAATAGGTCTTTTTGCTTTATTACCCAATTGAGTATATTCAGTAACTAACTCGGGAGCATTGTTATATGTTGCTGTGGCATTAATAACATCAATATGAAACCAACGATTGCTTCTTGACCATGCATTTCTATTAATAGAATTTCTAGCAATAGTTATATAATCAGGATTGATTGGAATGTACAAATTTGAATCATAGTTACTCATATCGTACGGTGTAGTATCGTACGGAATATATGAACCCGCAGCGAATAAACCAGGGGAAACAAGTGTAGTTACAGGTATCAATTCAATTGCGGTCCCTACACCTTCAACATAGAATTCTACGTTATTGAAACTTTCAGGATATATATCACCTTGAAAAATAACTTTTAATCCATTAGTAAAAACAACACCGTTCTTTGCAGTATAGGTGGTCTGACCCAAAATGTCAGTTTCTACATTAATTTGATTTGTAATATTGTTCTCAATCAAATTGATAACACCAACCCGACCGGGAATAGTACCATCTTGATAATACAATTTATCTAGTATAGCACTGTTGTATGGCTGCAATGTTATTACACCAATTGAACTTCTATAAAAATTTCTGTTTGCCCACTCTAAACCATATGTTGCAGTTATTTTTTCATTAGTGGGGATTGCTGCGGTAGCAGTCAATTGAATCTGAGGATTATCAATATCTCCTAACAAACTAATGGTGTAGAAAGTTGCAGATACATCAGTATAGTATCCGCCTTCATAATTATTGTTGAATATTGATGATCCGGGATAATCTATACTTTCATTGTAGTTTACTCCGCCATTTTCATCATATAATGTTTGGTCAAAGAATTTATCAACATAGCCACTTTCATTTGGTACGCCGGTGTTGTAAAACATTACAGTTAATCCGGCTAATGCGGTTACTCCGTCAATACCTCCTATATCATTTACTAATGCTCCGTTTACTTGATCAAATGGTAATGTTGAAACAACACCCACTGTATTATCGCCTGGGAAAATAAAATCATCTAATGCATTTTTCTGAGGGACAGAAAAGGTAACAACTCCATTGGTTGCCCCGTTGTTAATAACCCCATATACATCACGAGTTTGTACATTGCGTTCGGTTGGGCTTAATCCAGTAACACCGGGTACTCCTTGAATCCAAAACTCAGTAAGTTGATTCACTGTAAAGGTATACTGTCCACCTCTCAATAAAGTTAATGTTGGGTTAGCACTAGGGGTCGCAAGAGATTCTGAAGAAATTAAATAGTAGTTTGCTTCGGGTTGAACAATAAAGTTTTCTGCATTGTATACTATATTAGAAGCAACTACTACACGCTCGGGTCCTTCCGGTAACCAATAGTATTGGTTAAAGTTAATGATTGTATCTAAATTAGTAAATGAATCCCATGAATAAAACTGACTATTGAATAGTCTATTGTTATCCGCAGTTAATCCACCTTCTAAACTCAATGCATCTATAATTCCAGGATAACTAATGAAATCTTTTGCAGTGGAATTGTTTTCTTTTAAGAAAATAACACCTGGATCCAATTGATAATCAGTTCTTGTTTTAGTGGGTTCGGTTACATACCGATCGGTAGCATTAACACCATATCCAAATTTGCTACCAATATACCCTTGAATCCTTTTAATATTGGGTTGTGCTACCAATTGATCTAGCGTTGCTGCTAAAAATTGTGCGTTGGTCTTGGTTTTAAATATTTCTGGAAGAAAATCTAATGTTCTAATTCTTGATGCCATATTTATTAATCTCTATACTATACTTATGCTATCTGCAATTCGGCGGGTGTAAGTGCTGCTATCACAATTACATCATTTGATGTAGCTGCGTTAGCAAAGATTTCGTATGGCAAACATTTAATTTCATATAAATCTCCAAAATGTAGTGAGGGATCGTTGGGTACCAATACACAAGAACTTACTAAGTCACCTATGTTAGTGTGAATATAAGCACTTAATTCACTAAAATAGAAAGTGTCGCCGAAGTTCCAATTGTTAATATTAAAATACGTATTCATTTGTGTTAATACTGCACTACGAATTTCACTATCGCTAGCATTAGTGTTAGAATTTTTAATAACTTTTATAGTTGCTCTTAATGCAGATGCTGCTTTAGGACCAAACAATGGCTTGAACACTACGCTGTTTAATATTGCGCTGTCTGTTAACATTTTATAATCTTGTATCTGACTATATTCGTTGCTTAATTGATTAATAGTAGGTCTCAATGGCAAAGGCACAGTGTTTGTAGTGTCTTGAATCCAATTCTGATATTGAGTATAGTATGACTGTGTAACTACATACAAATCAATAATGTTTGTTGTAGCAGGATCAATACGTGTAGTATTATTACTATTATGACGATATTGAAATTGCAATCCTTGGCGTCCAGGCTTCATGCTATATTGAGGTTGAACTACTAGTGTAAAAAATGGTGTTGATATCGTTGGATCTTGAACAGTTATATAGAACACGTTTTCAGAATATGCATAGAATAATTGACCAACAGGATATTCATATTTTACAATTTCAATTTGTGTAGTAGTTGAATATTGATATGATACTATAGTAGAAGCTATCAAATCTTGCCGACTTAAATTTATAGCATCTTGAATTGTTTCAAAGAATGCATATACACCAATATTTGTACTACCAGTAACATATCCAGTGATTTCATTAAAGAAATCAGGATTCTCTATAATACTTCTATTATTAACATCAATACTAGCAATCTCAACTTCAAAATCATTTATGTAACCGTCACTTTCAACAGTCTGCCCAACTATACTAGTAGATATAGGATTACTTAGTGCGTAATTACTATTTGGTTGTGTATTGGTAACCAACATTTTAACAAAGTCTTGAAGTATAATTCCAGAGAAGGGGTCATACACTAATTTACCTGCATCATATGTAAATCTAGTATCAGCAACACTACCAAAGTAATATGCTAGTGAACGATATGTTACAGTGTATCTATTATAACCTACACTTTCAAAGTTTACAAAATAGTTAGATGAATTGTAAATGTCAATACTCCAACGATTTTGATTAACAGTCAGTGAATTGTTAAAGACTAATGAAAAGTTTTGTTGTAAATCTAATCTAACAATACATTCTTGTATGACACTATTGGGCAATGAGTTACTGAATGAAGGTATAACTGTTGTTAATATTGCTTCGGCTGGAACATAACCATTCAAAGTTATAGGACCTGACCCATTTGCAAATTGACCTATGCCATTATTGAATCCGTCACCAATTACATTTAATACTGTAGTCCAAATATATGTAGTGTTTGATGGACCTGCTACTCCACTTACTAATCTATTATTGCTATCAAAATAATAACCCGACGGTGCTATAAATTTAAGCAATGCACCCGGTGTAATATACTTTGCGTTATATGTAGAATATGTTCCTACTGGGACTGGATTTTCCCCTCCGTTAGTGATGTTGTAAAAATACCCTGTTAAACTGTTAGCATCTACGGTACTAGTGTTCCAGTACAATGTCCCGTCACCCGATGCACTATCAATACTATATCTAGTATAATTTTGAATATAGTATTGTGATGATCTGTTGTCTTCTAAGATAGAAGCCAATGTTCCGGTCAAGAACGTAATAATATCGCCGGTGCTGGTTATAGTTAGCGTTGCATAGCCATTATTGTTGTCTAACCAAACACCGCCGTCATTTGCATAACTATTTGTGCTAGAGTATTTTCCAGTTGGATCAAGTAAGTCTAAATTCTTACTCACCCCAACACTGCTGCGATTGATAGCTTTTGATTTTATGATTGAGCTATACAATGTATATGGAAAATTGTTATAGTCTTCACCATTGACCATGCGATTTTGTGTGTAGTAACGACTTGGCGCACGTTGTTTAATGTTTGCTAATGATTCACGAACTTGTGCGTTTGACACTGGTACTTGCAATGACAACCCTACTGTTAGTGTTTCAATTCTGCCAACTCTACTCACATAATTAATTGATACTGATAGACCTTGTAATTCAGTAGGTTGAATAGTATAAGTTAATGCATTGCCTGCACGTACATATGCTCTGAACGTACCAACTGGGATTTGACTGAAAACCCCGTCACCAAATATATAACTAACTTGATCATTAAATCTGCTATTAACTGAGTAAATTTGTTTTACAGAACTTTCAGTTTGTAAGTATGCATCAGCGTAGATATTATCTACTATTTTCCATAATCCAAATGATCCATTAACTTGACTAATCTGATACAACCAAGTATCAGTGTTATTAACACCTTGAATATCTCCAATATCAATTACTTGATTTGAAATTTGATTTTGTAGAGTAAAGTCAAAATTTGTCAATGTACCTTGCTTAAAGTAAAAGAAGAACCCTGTGTTTGGACTACCATATCCCAATTTATCATTGCGATATAGCATATTGAATGTATTCGTTGGTGCAGGAGGAATTTCATAAACATAATCTGTTCCAACTGTACTCACACTGCACAATTCAAAATTCATATTTAAACCGTTAACTAAAGTGCTAAACGGTACTACTGGCACTGTCCCTGCAGGAATCTGTAACGTGTATTCGTCTGTTTTTACTCCAAGAATTTGTGATGAGTTGGCTGGCAATCCAACACGTTGAGTATTGATTAATGCCGCATTAATGATAGTATTATATTGTTCTAGCCAATTTGGGTTGGCAGGATCATTCCATAATACAGGAACATTTCCTAGATTAAACCCATTTAAATCTATGATATTTTGAGTAGTACGAACACTTGTTACTTTCAAATAACCTTGTGCTTCTAAATTTCTTTTAGGAGTATAACTAACTAAGTTTGCTAACTTGATAACACTATCTCTGCGTTCAGCCGTATCAATGAAATTTTCACGAGCATTTAAGTCATTACGGAAAGCAAGACCTTGTCCCATGAACGCCATAACATCAAGTAGGGCAATAAATTCTGAACTTTCAATATAATCATTGAATGTTTCAGGATAATATGCACGTAAGTAATCAATGAAACTTTTACGTAATGTTTCATAGTCGTAGCTACGAAAGTCGGCTTGGTTGAAGGTTTGGTAAATGGCTTTCCAGTCATTGACCCCGAATAATGCTGATTGTCTTGATGAGGTTGCCATAGTTATTCTCTTTTAAGTATTTATCATACCTAATAAACTAGGTTTTTTAGCTTTATTGTAAAACTGCTATATTAGTAGCACTATTAAAGAATACGCTTAATAGATTAGCTTGATTGAACGGAGATACAGCCATTTCAACTTCTAGCAATATGCCGTTTTCTTGTGGAAATGCACGAACAGTGTTTAATATAAGTCTGGGATCTTGACTGGCTACTCTGCGTATTTCGTTTTCTAATTGAAATTGCACATCTGCGGTGTTTGGTTCAAATACAAAACTCCAAAGGGTAGTTCCATAGCTAGGATTTCCCACCTTCTCCCCTTGACGAATATTTAATGCATTGATTAAATCTTGTATAACCAATGGTGCATCAACTAATCCAAATTGGCTCCCTACTTTATATGGGTTAATTACCGATCCTGTACCAGCTGCCGGACCAGTGGGAAGGTTCGTAGAACGCGGTGTGTAAGCATTTATAGTGCTGAATCCAATGTATGAGGGCATGATGTATTTATGCTGACGTAATAGTTGAGCTTGACGGTAGTGGTTTACCGGTAGTTAGTGTATACTGCGTATTTTGTAATGCTATTACTTTTTTATCCAATTCGTCTATGTTATTTTTAGCTGTTTCAACTGCTTGTTCTAACGCGGGTATAGAAGGATCACCTTGTGGTAAATCTTGTTTAGCTTTACTAAGGGTATATCTTGCATCTGCTTCGGCTTTAACTAAAGCAAAACGAGCATCGGACAATGTTTCAATTTCTTTTTTATTTACATCATATGCAGTAATTTCAGATTGTGATAAGTCTCGCATCGTGGTCGCAGTCAGTCCCGAAAAGTCTGGTACAGGAACTTTCTTGTCACCCAACAAGTTACCGATCTGAGAAGATATTTCACTTCTATTAATTGTATTTTCAGCTACTGTTGGCATTTTTATAGGAAAGGGACTAGCAGTACTTAGTGAATTCATACTTGCTGTTAATGATGCTGCGGCTGCAGGAGATAGCCCAGTTGAAACCAACGATGATAATGGTTGTCTTCCAGATTGCAGTCCTTGAGTTAAATTACTAATTGAGGGTAACCCTGAAACAGCAGGTAATACAGAAATGTTAGGTATACTTCCAGTTACACCATTTGGTAAACTACTAGGATTACTTAATACTCCGCTCAGTGATGCGCCGGCCCCTATTAACGCATTGCCAGATAATAAATCTGACAGTGAGCTTGAACCGGACGTTGCAGTACTAATTTGATTTAGTGCTGCACTAGATGCATTTTTAGTTATTGAACCAAGACCACTTAATGTGTCAGAAATTCCACTAGTAGTTAATGCACTGGGATTTACTATAGACGAAAGTGCCGATTGCCCACCTGGTAAGTTGCTTACCCCACTAGCAAGTGCAGATGGGCTAACTATGCCTGACATGCCAGGCACATTACTCATTGCCCCCGATAATGCACTCAATCCTGCTTTTACTCCACCGGATGCAACTGCTGCGTCCACTGCAGGTATTTTACCTGTTGCTACATCAACTCCTGCGCTATTTAATCCACTCGTAAATGAAGTTGTTAATGGAGTAGATGCAGCTTTGGTGTCTGTTGCCACCTGGTCTAATTTATTTTTTAAATTGATAATTGTTAAGTTTTGCGGAACTCCGGCTTGCAGTGGTTTAAATGAGGCTGATATTGCAGCAAATGCCGAACCTGATATTCTTTTTGTAGTATCTACTAATCCCGATAACCCAGTAATACCGGGTATACTTGGCATTGAAGCCGTCATGCCATTAAGAGAAGTAACAATAGAACTTGCGCCACCGGTTGTGGTTGCTAGCGCAGATGAGAAATTACCTGAACTTATTGCACTTGCTACATTAGATATAGAAGGAAGTGTTGACATTATATTATATCACCAATATTTGTAGAGTTTTGTAAGAATGCTACAGTGGATTTTACTCCAACATATGCAGCAGCATTTACTATCCCTGCTATAGCTCCCGGTGCTTCATCACCAACTATAGCACCGGTCATCATCATTGCAGTTTGTGCCTGTTGAAAATTAATTATCTGTGCTGCTGCTTGTGCAGAAGTATTATTAATTAATGCTTGTAAATTTTCAGCTCCAGGAACACCAGTAAACAAATTATTTGTCATGGCAGATTCTACACTCATTCCCCTTTGAACCAAACCAGTAACCAATGAAGCTGATCCTGGTTTTAATATACCCGCTGCTTCAAGCTGTTGCGGTGTCTTTGCTAGTATACCTATCCCAGCATTAACATTTCCTGCAGCATCTACAATAATACCAGTCCCATTCGCTACCACCTCGGGATACGCAGCCGCTGCTTGTGCTGCTGTGCCGCCGATCATTGCGGCAGTTACACCAGCATTTAATGATTTACTAACTGTTCCAATAGCAGGAACCGTGGCAGAAGTTGCCGCCGTGACTGGATTGTTAGGCGGAAGTCTTGTTGAATTAGCATATGTTTGACTTTGATTATATTGCATTAAAATGCCCTACTACTATTATTATTTACTTTAACATCAACCCCTTGATTTGCACTTGACCAAGGAGAATGAGCAGGAGCACGACTGACAATAGATAACAGATATCCAGGAGCCGCTAACCATCCTTTAATTTTGTCAAACAATGTATCAGTATGAGTTACGATAGGTATCTTAGGTACTTCTACTGGGGTTACTGAAGTTGACCCTGTATTTAAATTTATTTTGCTACCATTAACATACATAGTTCCTGCGCTGGCATAAGAACCCTCACCACTTGCTTCCATACTCATTGAACCATTAACTTTAACTGTATAGGTGCCTAACGTATACCCACTAAAGTTTTTACCTGAACGATAAGAAATATCAGTCTCAGCATTTATTTTAATATTATTAGCTGCTATATTTAAATCATTCTTAGCATTGATATTAATATTGTTATCTGCATGTAAATTTAAATCTCCTTGTGTCCTGATATTTACGCTGTTGGTAGCGTACATATCAATAGTACCTTCTTTGCCTAATTCAATATAGCTTTGTCCATTAGCATGAATAATGAACAATGTTTGCCCATCATCACTCATTAATATTTGATGACCTAATGCTGTTCTTAATCTTATTAGTTGATCTTTGCCAACAACATCACCATCATCCATAACAATACTATGTCCACCTCTACGTGATACTAATTTTAATGACTCGTTTGATGCTGAAGCTCCTTTGGTTAATACATTAGCGTCGGTAAACCCACCTTGGTAAATTGGTCTACCCGGCGTGCTAACTCCCCAACCAACACGAGACGGACTTTCTCGTAGTGCGCTGCTTGATATTGGTCCTCTAATTGAATCTCTAATCAAACCTTGTTGAAAATATATAGAAGAACTATAACTATGAATAGGTTTGGGTGCAATTAAAAAAGTTGAGACATCATTTAACTTTTTATTATTCGGGTTTAAATTAACAACTGGCAAGGTTGTTGCTCCACCCAATCCCGCTGCTTCAGCCGTATTTGGTACAACATTATCTGTTGCACCTATTGCAGGAATCATTTGCAATAATTCCGGTGGCAGAATACTACCAATATAATATCCGTAATTTACGTCACCGTTAATAAAAAGACAAACTACTGTGCTACCAATATCAGGCGGGCTAAACCACATCCCGTACGAACTTGGATTCTGTGTGTAGGTACCAAAATCATCTATTGCTCCACTGGCGGGAGTAGAGCCAAAGAAAGGACTCATGTAGCTTACAGTAGTCCAACTTTTGCTATCATCAGGATTAGGTGCGCCAAAATCAGCAATATAAACATCTATTCTACCTGCTCTAGTAGAATCAATATTATTTTTTACTACTCCAAGTACGGGCACGGTACGTATTACGCCGCCGCCGGCATCTGGCTTAGTTGATTTAGCTTGACCCTTTACTTTAATTTCGTTTGATGCCATTAATTATTGTCTCCGTGTTTATCTTGGTCCAGGACCAGCATCATCATTTACTACTGGACCCTGCTGAGTCTGTATAGTAACTGAACTGGCTGAAAGTCTTTGCATTGGATCCATAACATTGTTTATACTTCCAACTGAACCAAGTAAACCAGCTTGCCCCGATTGTTGAAGGTCTGATGACATTGGGTTAGCAGCAAATCCACTTCCTGATGTTGTACCTGTACCACTTGGAGTAGGTGCTGCCCCTGTACCTGCTCGGTTAAGTCTAGCCGTTTCTGCTCTTGATTGATTTGGATCTTCTCGTCCCTGATCAGCCGTTGTTTTGTCTGGTCCAGGGTTTTGAAATGTGTTAAGTGAGCAATCTAACTCTTGTGTAAATTTGCCACGTTGAAAATTACTAACTACCCGTGTAACCATATAGCTAATTCCTCCTCCCCGGCTATCAATATCCTTTTGTATATAATCTGGATATTTATAAAAGAATATTGAATTATTTAAACTCATCGTGCCAGTACTATTTTCATAGTCTATTGGTTCAATAAAATTTATTTCAATAAAAACTTGTCCACCATTTGGATTTATAGTAAATCCGTCAGTTCCGTAAAATTGATTGTATAATGAATTTATACTGCTAGGAGCGGATTGCATTATAAAATCTGGATCTCCCAAAATTGTAATTTTAGCAGATCCAAAATCTCTAGGACTAAACAAACTAGTCATATACATGTTTTGTGCTTCCATACCTACATTTATTCTACCTTGGCTAGGTTGTTCTTGTGGTTGTCCAACTGTCACTGGTATATCAACAGCGCCGGCTAAAGCTGCTGAGGGAATTGGTGCACCTAAACCAAAACCTTGAATTGTCACATTATGATAAGCAAAATCCAAATTTTGAGAATAACTAATTACTTCAGTATTTTTACCAGTATACCAATAGTTGTATCGCTTATGTGCGCCATAATATGGCGTTGTGATTGCCGCAGATGCAGCAACCACTACTGGAGTTAAATATGGTTGGATAATATAAGTGATTTTATAAACATAGTCACCTTGGTTAGGATCCCAACCTAAATTCTTTACTTCAGCACTTATATTGAACCATTTTAATTCTTTTGGGGAAACATCTTGTTTTTCGTATGTACCAGTATCTGGATCTGGAGTCAAGTTTGTATTATCTATTTGTGACAATGCATCTTCTAAATACGAACTTTGTTTAATTATTTCTGATACTGCTTGAATGATAGAAGTACCCTGGGCTATATTAATAGTACGCAAGTAATTGTTTGGTGTTTCTAGCGTAGCAGCTTTTTGATTAGATTCTGAAGTGTTGGTCGCCGTTGTTGTAGGTACTTTTCTTTTATCTAAATCAGCCTTACTTCTTAAACTTGCTTTTTTAATTTTTTCCCCGTCCGGACCAAGAAATACAACATCGTATTGTCTAGGTATGGTTACTCCTTTACCCACTAATTGTTGCTGGTCATAATTTAATTTTGAAAATAAACTTGTCATGTATACAACATTTGTCGCTTGACTATCTCTATCTGCTTCGAATTGAGCAGGTGAGTTAGATGATTCAGGTGCAAATAATGCATTATATACTGTATCGGCTACAATAGTAGTATCAGAAACAATTGTACTAAATTTTGATCCAAACCCAACAATTTGTTGAGCAGCAACAGCAAGGATATTGTAAACTACCGGTTTTCCAGTAATTTTAAATTTCATATCCTTAATTAATATATCAATATACCGTTCATACAGTCCAAATGCATTTCCTTCAGGGTTACCGTCAGAACTTAGAATTTTTGTAGGGTCAATTATATTTCCATCTTTATCATATCCTAAAAATCTAATTCCTAATATAAAAAATTGTCTTGCTGGATTTTGAACCATTGAAAAGTTTTTAGTATTAGTTGTTGCCGCTAACGCATTCTGTGCCCTGCGTAATTTAGTTAACAACGAAAAACCATATGGTTCAGTTATATTAAATGATATATCACTGATATTGGTTGCAGCACCAACATCTTTAGTACCAATTGTTTGCGTAAATTTTAAATCATCTATGAAAAAATCAGTGTCAAATCCAGGGGTACGTTTAGATGAAGTATTATTAATACCACCACTTTGAGCAATTAAATAGGCGCCACCTGCTTTTGCAGCAAAGTTTGCTGTTCCTGAAGTGCTTGTGCTGTTTTCTCTTGCTAATTCTGCGGCAGCTTCATTAGTTAGATCAGATGATGCAGCACTAGGTGAAATGTTGTTTATAGAATTTATATTCTGTCTTCCTGATTCCACAAAAGCATCATATGCATCAGGAGTTATCATGTACAACGATAGTTGATAGGTGTAGCTACTAAAATTACCTAATGGATTTTCTGTTCGTTTACCAGGTTTAATTGCAGTGGTATTAGATGAGCCCGTTGCCTTAGTACCTGCTTGAGCCGGATTACGTTGATCATCATATGATAAATTAACATCCATCTTAGATTCCCAAAACTTGTTTTAACATATCCATTTTAGGTAAATATATTCCTGTACCAGT